GGCGGCGAGCTGAGCGACCTCGTTGCGGATGCTGCGCCACTGCTGATGCTGCGCCACCGTGCCGCTCAGGGCGTTGGCCGTCATGAGTACGGGCTCAGCGGTCGCACACTGACGCCAAACCCCGAGTCGACAGAGACCAACTTGCTCCAGCGCATGGAGCCTGCTGCGCTTGAGGTTTTGCGTGAGAAAAAATATGCAAAGGGCGGCGAAGTGACCGCCTCAAGGAGTGCCGCAATGGCTGACGATCTGAACCGCCCGTACATCGGCTACCGCTCCGCTGGCCGCCGCCCCGAGTCCCAGCAAGACCGACGCGCCTCCGCCGACGCTCCGCTGGCTGCGCTGCGTGGAATGGTCTCCGGCGTGCTCGGTGCTCCTGGAGACATTGAGTCCTTGGTGCGCATGCTGCCAGGCTTGAACGAGCAGACCGTTCTGCCCACCAGCGAGGACGTTGAGAAGCGCCTGCCGATGCGCTCGGTAAGCCAGACGCCTGTGGGTCAAGCGTTCACCACGGCGGGCCAGCTTGGCGGCGGTTTCTACACAGGACCAGGCTCCCCGTTGCGCGCCATCGCTGCGCTGCCGTCGGCGGTCAGCCGCGCTGGCCGCGACTTCGTCATGGCCGCTGGTCAACCGGCGGTCAACGTGGTCAAACCCAAGGGCGGCAACTGGCTGGCCGGGACCGTTGAGCGCACGATCGATCCGATGCGGACACTCGATCCCAACATGGTGAACACGCTGCGAAACGCCGACCCACGATTTGTGGACCAGGCTGCACTGTCGCGCATGGAGTCCGAAGGCGGTGCTCTTGATCGCTGGCTCGAAACCAAGCTGGCCAAGTACATCAAAAACGAGATGGCCACGCCCGAGGACCCAATCCGCGCGCTGGCCGAGCGCGGCATCATCCACAGCGAGATCACGCCGACCGGATACAGCCTTATGGTTCCACGCCTTTCGGGTGGTTTCCCAGAGGAGGGTATGGGGGTATCCCCTTTAGCAAAGGCATGGGAAGGCCGCGCAGACTCATTTGTAAACAAGCTAATGGCGTCCGATCTAACCAGTCAATATCCAAAAATGGTTGAAGAGAATCCATGGCTGCTCAAAGTCCCACCCGAAACTCGCGTCTACGACATGCTGCGCGGCGCGGATGAAGACCTTGGCTTTAGCCACCTGGTCGACGAGCTGAAGAACGCGATCAACCCCGCGTCGGGGCTTCCCGAGAACCTGCGCTGGAAGTACTCCGACCTGGACAAGGTGAGCGTGCCCCAGGCCGTTGAGCGCGTGGCCAAGATCAACGAGTGGCGCGCCGCCCAAAAGGCCGAGGCCGACATGGCTCGCGCCATGAACCCAGCCACGCAGGTGGTCAAGGAGTACCCGGAGCAGGGCTTCAAGTGGGTGGAGCTGCGCCAGCCCAAAGAGACTGGGCGAAAAATCAGCGTCGAGAAATCAGAGATGGATTTGCCTCCCGATATGGATCAAAGGCAAATGCGCGAAGTGGCCGAGGACATGGCCTTCGACGAAGGCTTTGATGAAGGCACGCCAGAGTTCAACAATTTTGTGCGCGACATGATGACCGACTTCAACCGCAAAAAGAAGGTCGAGATGGACGAGTCCTACAAAGCCCTGGAAGACGCCCTCAAGTACGAAGGCGAGACTATGGGCCACTGCGTCGGCGGCTACTGCCCGGACGTGGTTGAGGGCCGATCCAAAATCTACAGCCTGCGCGACAAGAAGGGGCAGCCGCACGTGACGATTGAGGTGGCTCCGCGTCCTCTGAAGACTTGGGATGACGTCACCGCCGCTGTTGGCAAAGATGAAGCCGCAAAGTTGTGGCAAGAATTCGACGACATTGGTGGCAACAACATGTCGGACGTCGGCGAAGGGTTTGATATTTTTATCAAAAACAAAGGCATCCAGCCAGCGCAGGACATCGTCCAGATCAAAGGCAAGGCCAACCGCGCGCCCAAGGAAGAGTACCTGCCAGCCGTGCAGGACTTTGTGAGGTCGGGGAACTTTGGCAAGGTGGGGGACCTGCAAAACACGGGCTTGATCGACATTCAGGATCCGAATGCTGTGCTGCGCGCACTCGGTAAGGTTTCGCCCGAGCGAAACATTCAGCAGGCGATTGACAACTTCAACGCCGCTGTTGATTCAGCACCAAATGCCCAGCGTTATATGAGCCTTGACGAGATGCGCGACTTCTTGGGCGGCCCATCACCAGAAGGCTTCGCCTCCGGCGGCCTGGTGTCCGGTGTGAATTTCCACACAGACGACTTTGACCCGGCTAGAATCGGATCCATCGTGGACGAGCTCCACGCAATGAACGCAGGCTGAACACATGGCTGACCAACTCCTGAACGACGGCGAAGACGAGAACCCAAGCGACGATGAGCAGCGAGGCGAAACCGTCTCCATGCCCGACGACGATCTGGAGGTTGAAGATACCGAGGACGGCGGCGCGGTCATCCGCATGAAGAATGAGCAGGATGTGGCCGACAAGAAGGCCCACTTCGCCAACATCGTCGACGAGGTCGATCGCAGCATGCTGTCCGACGCGGTCGTTGACCTGCTCGACAAGATCGAGCGCGACAAGGACGCCCGCTCTAAGCGCGACAAGCTCTACGAGGAAGGCCTGCGCCGCACCGGCCTGGGCGACGATGCACCCGGTGGTGCTCAGTTCTCTGGCGCCAACAAGGTGGTGCACCCGATGCTGGTCGAGGCCTGCGTCGATTTCAGTGCCCGATTTATGAAGGAGGTTTTCCCGCCCTCCGGCCCGGTCAAGTCCAAGATTCTGGGCGAGGCTGAGCCCGAGAAGCTGGAAAAAGCCCGCCGCAAGGCCGAGTTCATGAATTGGCAGACCACGCAGCAAATGCCCGAGCTGCGCGGCGAGCTGGAGCAGCTGTCCACTCAGCTCCCCCTGGGTGGCGGCCAGTACCTCAAGCTCATGTGGTCCCCGCAGTGGAAGCGCCCGACGGCCGAGTTCATCGCCATCGACGACATCTATCTGCCGTTTGCGGCCACCAACTTTTACTCGGCCGAGCGCAAGACGCACGTGCAGTACGTCACCAAGGCCGAGTTCAACCGCCGCATGAAGGCGGGCATGTACACCGAGGTAGATCTGGGCTCGCCTGATCAGGTCGAGTTCAGCAAGGCCACGATCGCCAACGACAAGATAGAGGGCCGAGAGGACACCAGCTACAACGAGGACGGCCTGCGCACCATCTTCGAGATTTACACCCACCTGGACTTTGGTGACGGCATGGAGCCGTACATCATCAGCATCGACAAATCCACGCGCAAGGCGCTCTCGCTGTACCGCAACTGGGAGCCAGAGGACCAGCGCCGCAAGGAGCTGGACTGGATTGTCGAGTTCCCGTTCGTGCCTTGGCGCGGCGCGTACCCGATCGGCCTGACCCACATGATCGGCGGCTTGTCGGGCGCAGCCACTGGCGCACTGCGTGCGTTGCTGGACTCGGCCCACATCCAAAACATCCCGACGCTGCTCAAACTCAAGGGCGGCCCCGGCGGCCAGACGATCAACCTGCAGCCGACCGAGGTGGTCGAGATCGAGGGCGGCGCGCTGGTCGACGACATTCGCAAGCTGGCCATGGCCCTGCCGTTCAACGGCCCAAGTCCCACGCTGTTTCAGCTGCTCGGCTTCCTGGTGGACGCGGGCAAGGGCGTGGTGCAGACCTCGTTTGAGAAGCTGTCCGACCAAAACCCCAACGCCCCAGTGGGCACTACCCTGGCGCTCATCGAGCAGGGCATGGTGGTGTTCAGCTCCATCCACTCGCGCCTGCACAACAGCATGGCACGGGTGTTTGCTATCCTGCACCGCATCAACAGCGCGTACCTGACCGAAGAGGACATCGAGGCCATGGAAAACGGCCTGGATGTAAAGCCCGAGGACTTCGACGGCCCGATGGACGTTGTGCCTGTGTCCGATCCGGCCATCTTCAGCGAGGCTCAGCGCTTCGCCCAGGTCCAGGCCGTGCAGGCCCGTGCGTCTGCCATGCCGCAGATGTACGACCTGCGCAAGGTCGAGGAAATGTTCCTGCGCAACCTCAAGCTCAGCCCAGACGACGTGCTGCAGCCCCAGCCTGGCCAGGACGACGTTGATCCGGTCAGCGAGAACGTGGCCGCCTCGATGGGCCGTCCGGTCTACGTGCTGCCCAAGCAGGACCACGTGGCGCACATCCAGACGCACTTGGCGTTCTTGAAGTCGCCGGTGTTTGGCATGAACCCGGCCATCGTCAAGACCTACATCTACCCGATGGCGCAGCACCTGCGCGACCACCTGTTGAACTTCTACCTGACGCAAGCCCACGAGGCCGTGCAGCGCGCCGAGCGCGAGCATCTGATCACCGACGACGCCGAGCAGCAGGTCAAGGTCATCGTGCGCGTGCAGCAGATCATCGAGCAGCAGCTGGCGCAGTTTTCCAAGGAGCTGGCCCAGATCGATCAGATGGCCCAGCAGTTTGCCCCTCAGCCACCACAGATGCCGCAGGACAAAAGCATGGAGATTGCGCAGCTCAACGCGCAGGTGCAGCAACTTGCCCTGCAGCAGCGCGCACAGACCGACCAGCAGCGCTTGCAGATCGAGCAGCAGAAGGCAGCACAGAAGGCGCAGACCGATGCCGCCACGCTGGCCGACAAGCAGCAGGCCCGCTCGGAGCAGTTCCAGACCGATCAGATGCGCGAGTTTGCCGAAAACCAGCGCACCGCAGCCGAAATCAGCGCCCGTGTTGAGATGAACACGGCCGACAACGTGACGGCCATGCGTCTGGCCGCAGCAGAAATTGCCTCTGGCGAAAAAGTAGCGGTGTCCACCGGCACCGGTATCAACCCACAACCCTGAAATGGAGCCCACCATGAGCGACAAACCCACCCCCGGCACCGTCCCGATGACTGGCGCGCTGGTCAAACAGCACCACCGCATGGCCGCTGGCCAGCCAGTGAACGGCCAAACGACCCCGGCCGCCCCCTCGATGCCCAAGACGCCCTGCTAAATGGCCATCGAAGACCGCCTGCTCGGCAAGCTCAAGGCTGACCAGCAGGTTTTCGCGCTTGAAGCCCTCAAGCGCCCGGTCGATCGGGACGCTTTCGAGTACGGATACCGAGTGGGCATGGTTGCTGGTTACGAAGCAGCCATCAAAGCCCTGCTTGACCTTCTGAACGACGAGCGAAACGGCGACCGAGACCTGTGATTTGCACTGGTCTGTGAAGATTTTTTGATGGCGGCCGTTGTGGCCGCCGTACACCTGCTGAAAGGAGCAGAAGATGACAGCTGACGCGCTGATTGAAGCGATGCGAGAAGCCTTCCCCGAGGCGAATCCTGGGATCGTCCCATTCGGGAGCCGAGTCTTGGTGCAGATCCGCACCCCCAAGACCAAAACGGCATCCGGCATCATCATTGACAACGGCTCTCGGGACACCGAGAAGTGGAACACCCAGGTGGCGCGCGTCGTCTCCGTCGGGACCCTTGCCTTTAAGAACCGAAACACCATGGACCCCTGGCCCGAAGGCAGCTGGTGCAGCCCGGGCGACTACGTTCGCGTGCCGAAATACGGAGGCGACCGCTGGGAGGTGCCGCTTCCCAACGGCGAGTCCGCCCTGTTCGTGATCTTCAACGATCTGGACATCATCGGCCAGGTGACCGGCGACCCGCTGGCCATTCGTGCTTTCATCTGACGGGGGACTGACATGGAACGTTACATCGGAACCAAGGTTATTCACGCGGAGCCAGCAACAAGCCCAAGCGGTGAAGGCTACAACGTGACCTACGCCGACGGCTACAAGAGCTGGTCGCCCAAAGCAGCATTCGAGGACGCTTACCGCCCTTGCAGCGCCATGACATTTGGCTTGGCGATTGAGGCCATGAAGCGAGGCGCCAAGGTCGCTCGCGCTGGCTGGAATGGCAAGGGCATGTGGCTGGAATTGCAACGCCCTGATGAGCACAGCAAAATGACGCTACCTTACGTGTTTTTAAACTATCCAAAGGACGCACAAAACACGCCCGGTGCTCGTGTGCCTTGGCTCGCATCACAAACAGATATGTTGGCAGAAGACTGGAGCATTCAATCATGACAACCGACGCACAAATCGAAGCTGAAATCCAAGCCAAAGGCAAGACTGCCCCGCGCATCACACCTGCCGACATCGAGGCCAACATCTTTGAGGAGGTTTACTTCACAGCCGCCCAAGGCACGCTCGGCGCTGTGATTGCGCAAGCCAAAGAGCACTCGCCCGAGATCGTTGTCGGCTCGTTTGAAAACGCAAAGGCTCCACTCGACCTGTTGACCTTTTGCGTGCTGGTGCTGAAAAACGGCTTCACCGTCACCGGCGAGTCGGCCTGCGCCAGCCCCGAGAACTTTGACGCCGAGATCGGCCGCAAGGTTGCTCGCGCCAACGCCGTGCAGAAAATCTGGCCGCTCATGGGCTACGAGCTCAAGTCCAAGCTCAACGAGCACGCCCTTGTTTAACCAACCATCCTGCTGAAAGGAGCAGACCATGCCAACATTGACTGAAGACGACAGCAATCCCAACAACGAAGAAATCGTCATCGTCGAGGACCAGCCCAACGGCAACCAAAACCAAGACGACAACGACGACGGCCACGAAGACGACGAGCGACTGTCTGGCAACGACGACGATGGCCACAACGACGGCAACGACGCCGAGCGTGAGGCGATCCGCGAGCGCCGCCGCCTGGAAAAGCTCGAACGCAAGGAGCGCCGCGAGCAGGCGATCAAGCGCGACAAGCTGGAGCTGGACTTCTTGCGCAAGCGCAACGACGATCTCGAGCGCCGCCTTGGCACCGTCGAGCAGCGCACGCACCAGGCTGACCTGTCGCAGATCGATGCGCAGATCGCCAATGCCAAGAACGAAGCGGAGATGGCTGAGCGAGTGATCGCCAAGGCGGTGGCCGCTGGCAACGGCGAGGACGTCACGCAAGCCATGCGCTATCGCGATCAGGCCTTGCAGAAAGCACAGCAGCTGGCCTACGCCAAGCAGCAAGCGATGGTTCAACGCCAGGCAGCCCAGCCCAAGAACGACGGCCTGGACGACATGTCGGTGCACTTCGCCAAGGAGTTCATCAACCAAAACCCCTGGTACGACATCAAAGGCGGCGACGAGGACAGCGCCATCGTGCTGGCCATCGACGGCGCTTTGCACCGCGAGGGCTTCCGCCCGGACACCGAGGAGTACTGGGACGAGCTGCGCGAGCGTGCGGCACGCCGCCTGCCTGAGCGCTTCAAGCAGTCCGGCTCCGGCCAGGGCAGCCAGCGCCAGCAGTCGCAACAGTCTCAGCAGCCTCAGCGCCAGCAACGCGGCGGCCCTGCCATCGGCTCTGGCCGCGAGCACGCGCCGACAAGTACCCGGACCGAGGTCTACATCAGCCCCGAGCGCAAGCAAGCGCTGATCGATGCCGGTGTCTGGGACGATCCCGTGCTTCGCATGAAGTACGTGAAACGCTATGCGGAATACGACCGCAACAACCGCGCGTAAAAAAACGCGTTGTGTTTTTCCAAATTCAACCTATAATTTTTCCCAATCGCTGAAAGGAGCGAGAAATGTCTGACGAACGCCTTAAGAAATCCGCTGGTGACAACCGTGATAACCGCGCAATGGTAGATCGCGCCGTATCCGAATCACGTGCTCTGTCCGATGATGAGCGGGTTGAAATGTTCCGACAGCAGTTCCACCAGTCCTCACTTCCGGACTTGCCCAAACTCGACGGCTGGCATTGCTGCTGGCTGACCACCTCGAACCCTCGTGACTCCATCCACATGCGCATGCGTCTGGGTTATGAGCCTCTGAAGCCAAGCGACGTGCCTGGCTGGGACTACGTCACCGTGAAAACCGGTGAGTGGCAAGGCTTCATCGGCGTCAACGAGATGCTTGCTTTCAAACTCCCGATCAGCCTGTACGAGAAGTACATGCAGGAAGCTCACCACGATGCGCCGCTGCGCGAAGAGGAAAAGCTGACCGACACGGCGGAGTTCATGGAGCAGCAAGCGCGCGCCTCTGGCTCGCGTATGGATGCGGGTGACGGCATGACGGAAATTGGACAAAGACGGTCCGCTCAGTTCGAGCTGACCTGAACAGTTCAGTCCATTCAACCCCATAAGGAGTCCGCACTATGTCCTCGACTAGCGCACCTTTTGGCTTCCGTGCCTCGTACCACAACAGTGGTCAAATGCGCCCGAAAGCCTACACGATCGCGAGCACCTACGCCGCCAACATCTTCTCGGGCGACCCCGTGAAGCTGACTGACGCTGGTGTTATTCAACTGGGCACCTCTGACGGCACCCGTTCTGGCACCACCGACGGCGTTACCCTCCTGGGTATCTTCGCCGGTTGCCAGTACAACGACGCCACTGGCCGCCCCACCATCAGCCCCTTCTGGCCCTCCGGCGTCACGGCGACCAACATCATCGCCTGGGTGTACGACGATCCAGAAACGCTGTTTGATGTGCAGTACACCAACCCAGGTACTCCTGGCTCCACCACGGTGCAAACCGCAGTGGGCGAAGAGTGCGACTGGACTGTTGCCTCCCCTGGCGGCAGCACCCAGACGGGCTTGTCCAACACACAACTCACCGCCATCCAAACCACATCTGGCCAGTTCCAGATCACCGGCTTCGGATACAACATCAACGACTCGCTGACTGACGCTTATGTCACGGCCACTGTTCGCATCAACGAACACGCCTACAAAGCAGCCGTCAACAGCATCTAAGGAGGGCTGAAACATGGCAACCCCAATGCGTAGTACGGACTTCCGGTCCGTTGTTGAGCCGATCCTGAACGAAGTGTTCGACGGCGTTTATGAGCAGCGTGCTGACGAGTGGAAACAAGTGTTCCGCGAGCAAAAAGGCATCCCACGCAACTACCACGAAGAGCCCGTCTTGTACGGCTTCGGTGCTGCGCCTGAGCTGCCTGACGGCATGGCAGTGACCTACCAATCCGGTGGCGTCCTGTTCCTGCAGCGCTACCTCTACAAGGTGTACGGCTTGGCCTTCGCTTTGACCAAAGTTCTGGTTGAAGACGGCGACCACATCCGTATCGGTCAGACCTACGCCAAGCACCTGGCGCAGTCCCTGATCGAGACCAAAGAGACCTTGGCAGCCAACATCCTGAACCGCGCTTTCAACGGCGCGTATACCGGTGGTGACGGCGTGTCCTTGGTTTCCACGGCTCACCCGATCGTCAACGGCACGTTCAGCAACCAGCTGGCCACCGCCGCCGCTCTGTCTCAGACCTCGCTCGAGCAGATCCTCATTCAGATTCGCAACGCTGTTGACAACAACGGCAAGCGTATCCGCCTGACACCCAAGAAGATCGTCTCCGGTCCTTCCAACGTGTTCCAGGCTGAGGTCCTGTTGAAGTCTGTGCTGCGCACCGGCACCGCCGACAACGACATCAACCCTGTGAAGTCGATGGGTCTGCTGGCCGAAGGCCAAGCCAACCTGTCTCGTATCACCAGCACCACCGCCTGGTGGGTGCAGACCGACGCTCCCGAAGGTTTGAAGCTGATGATGCGCCGTGGTCTGGAAAAGTCCATGGAAGGCGACTTCGAAACCGACAGCATGCGTTACAAGGCCACCGAGCGTTACGCTCTGGGCTGGACTGACCCACGCGCCGTGTTCGGTACCGCTGGCGTCTAAGATGCCAACTGAAGCCCCTGCTCACAAGGCGGGGGCTTTGTTGGGCACCTTCAATTTAGCGCAGCAGACGGCCCGCCCTGGCCGACGACATGCAGACGGCTGCGCAACACTCGCATGTGAGGACACATCATGGCTTCTACTACCTTCTCGGGTCCCGTTACATCTCAAAACGGTTTTGTCGGCAACATCACCGGCAACGTGACCGGCAACGTGACCGGCGACGTCACGCTGGCAAACTTTGTTGACCTGGTGGCTGTCGCCACCTCAGCTCTGCCCACTGCGGCAGCTGGTAACGCTGGCCAGGTTCGCCTGATCAACGACAACGGCGCAGGCAACAACGAGTTTTGCCTTGTCATCAGCACCGGCTCTGCCTGGGTGACTGCTGTCGGCGCGGCTCTGAGCTGATTTCCTGCGTCATGACGCACCCCGCTTGACGGCGGGGTTTCATTCAAACCAGGAGATCACAATGGCTGACGCAGTAACCTCTCAAACCATCCTTGACGGTGAGCGCCTGTTCATCGGCAAGTTCACCAACATCTCTGACGGTACCGGCGAAGTCGGCGCTCTGAAGATTGATGTTTCCACGCTTTCCGCGAGCGCTGCTGGCAACGCCTGCAACGGGGTCAAGATCAACAAGGTCTGGGCTCAGACGCAAGGCATGGGCGTCGACATCCTTTGGGATGCCACCACCGACTTGCTTTGCGATACCATCCCAGCTGACCAGCTTTACATGCTGGACTACAGCTCGTTTGGCGGTCTGCCAAATAACGCTGGGACCGGCAAGACTGGCGATGTGCTTTTCTCGACCGTTGGCGCTGCCTCTGGCGATCGTTACACGATCGTGATCGAGGCAATCAAGACGTACGCTTAAGGCTGACGACCATGGGCGCGCCAGCTTCAACGACTCGTTTTGGTGAGTTTGGACCTTTTGGACTGCAGGTGGCTCGCGGTCAGATTGCGTTTCACCAATCAATCCAGGTTTTCGGCTACAACCCTGACGTTGACACATCCGAGGAATCGGTGTGGCCTGACGGCGGGGTTGTGCCGCATCCCACGGTTGCATCTGTTCTAAAAATCAGCTCCACCAGCGCAAACGACACCTCTGCAGGTACGGGCGCACGCACCGTTTTTATCGCAGGTTTGGACGGCAGCTACAACGTGGTCAGCGAGACCGTGACGCTCAATGGCCAGACCGCAGTGGATACCACCAACTCCTACCTGTATGTCAACCAATTCTACGTTCTCACAGTGGGCACGGATGGGCACAACGATGGCGTAATCAATGCAGGCACTGGCGTTGTGACTGCGGGCGTGCCTGCGGTTTTGTACGACCTGATTGCGGCAACCTACAACAACCGCACCACGGGGCACTACTGTGTTCCTGCTGGCTACACTGGCTACATGCAGGTGGGGATTTTCACCACAGGGCAGCCTTCTGGCAGCTCTTCCGTGACTGGTTTTTTGAAGCAGCACGGCCCTGATGGGATTGTCCGTATTGGCGCGGTTTCCACACTCAACAACGGCTCTGTGCAGTATGACTTTGCTTACCCATATCAAATCCCGGAAAAGAATTGCGTTGGTTCCTCTGCAATTGGCAGCCAGGCAAATAACGCAGTTAGCTCATTCTTCAACATCGTTTTGATCAAAAACGAAACGGAGTAAATGAGATGGAAATGATGGTATGGAACGTTGTTCTAAGCGCCGTTGTGGCTGTTATGGGATTTCTGCTCAAAAGCAAGTTTGACGAGCTTTCTAGGCTTGGAATATTGCTCAACCGTACTCGCGAGGAAGTTGCTCGCGATCACATCACACGCTCGGAATTCCGTGCGGACATGCAACAGCTGCTCGATCGATTCGATCGGCTTGAGCGCAAGATCGACAACCTCAAATCGCCCTCACATGAGCGCAATTAACTGGAGATAAACATGGGCTGCAAATACGTCAAAGAGTTTGATTTCGGCACCAAGGGCAAAGACGGCTCTGTGAAGTACGCCATGGGCGGCAAGGTGTCTGGCAAGGGCGGCGCTTGCTACGCTGAGGGCGGCAAGGTCCACAGCGATGTGGCGATGGACAAGAAGGTCGTGGCCAAAGCCGTGCACAAGCACGAGAAGGCCATGCACAAGGGCGAGCCGCTGACCAAGCTGGCCAAAGGCGGCAAGGTCGAGGCCCCTGGCTTCATTGGCAAGACCATGCTCAAGGACACCAGCAAGCTGGGCATCAAGGGCAACAAGAACCCCGGCATCAAAGGCTCCAAGCCCGTGGCTCCGGACCTGCCCACGCTCAAGCTGGCCAAGGGTGGCAAAGTGGCTCGCGTTGAGGCCATGGACAAGCGCGAGATGGCGGCCACGCCCACCATGCGCCGCGAAGCGATGGAGACACGCCGCAAGGTTGAAGGCCCAGCCCGTCGCATGGTCCCCGTTGCACCAAAGGAGCCAATGCTGGCCATGAAGTCTGGTGGCAAGGTGGCCAAGATGATGTGTGGCGGCAAGGCCTACAAAAGCTGATCGAGAGCAGGGCGGCAGGTTTGCCGCCTTGTGACCTCTTGATCTACAATTCCCCAACCCCCACGGGCGCGCTGAATCGGCGGCCATCTGACGACCAAATACGGAGTTAGCATGGCCTTTTCCGGCAGCATCAGCAGCACAACATTCAACGCCCTGAAAGTCGTCGATCACGCTTTCCGGCGCTGCCGCCTGCCTGCCCAGGCCATCACGTCCGAAATGCAGGCCTACGCGCTTGAGTCGCTGTACCTGCTGCTCAGCGAGCTGGCCAACACCAAGACCCCGAGCTGGTGCATCGAGCGCCAGATTTACCCGTTCTACGAAGGCCAGCCGATCGTCACGCTGTCGAATGGCACGGTCGAGGTTTTGAACGCCAACCTGCGCACCTTGCAGGAGCTGACCGGCACGACGGTTTCGCTGCCGACCAGTTACACGGTGGACTTCACCGACCAAGACGGCGGCGTCGGCACTGTGAACACGGTTGGTATGAAGTGGACCGGCGCGGCCGTTGATGTCACTTTTCAGACCTCGGTTGACGGTCTGACATGGGCGACTGTCGGAACTCAGACAACCGACGCTGCATCTGGCGAGTGGACCTGGACAGACATTGTTCCGGCCATGGCTCGGCAGTTCTTCCGCATCACCAGCGCCTCGACCATGAACCTGTCCGAGGTGTACCTGGGCACGCTGCCCCAGGAAATCCCCATGGGCGTTTTGAACCGCGACACCTATGTGGCGCAAAGCAACAAAGTGTTCTTGGGCCGCCCGCTGACCTACTGGTTTCAGCGCGACCTGCCTCAGCCGGTGATGAACCTTTGGCCGTCGCCGAATGCCGCCGCTGAGCACCAGCAGCTGATCGTCTGGCGTCACCGGCACATCATGGACACCGAGAACCTGCGGCAAGACGTCGAGGTGCCCCAGCGCTGGCTGGAGGCGATCACGGCGGGCTTGTCTGCGCGTGTTGGCGCTGAAACGCCGTCTGTGGACTCATCCCTGGTCGCCATGCTTGAGCAGAAATGGTACGCCGCCCGCCAGGCCGCCTGGGATGGCGACAACGACGGCTCGCCGACTTACATCAACCCCGGCATTGGCTGCTACACAAAATGAGCGGAAAGTTCATCGTCCCAGATGCAAGCGACCCAACGTATGGGTTGGGCATTTGTGCGCGTTGTTCTCGCAAATTCAAGCTCGCCGAGCTGCATCCCGACCCCAACTACCCGGCGCTCATGGTGTGCGACGAGGACACGGACGACTACGACCCCTACCGCCTGGCCCCGCGCAAGGAGGACCAGGTCGTGCTGCCGTTTGTGCGCCCGGATGTGCCTGTGACCACCAATCCTTCGGGTCTGATCACGCAGGACGGCACGCAGTTCATCGTTTCTGAGGACGGGCAACGCTTCCTGTTCGTTGTGGATTAAAAAATGGCCCAAGTCCCATCAAACCTCATCCCGATCAGCATCACGAACCTGCCGGTTCCGGTGACGCTGCCGTCGGAGGACACGCTGCTCGTTGGCGTCTATCAGGGCGTGACGTACAAAATCCGCGCCGGTGACCTGTTGCAGGTGGCTGGCGTTCCCACCTCGCGCCAGGTGATTGCTGGCACGGGGCTTACGGGCGGTGGTGCGCTGTCGTCGAACGTGACCCTGTCGGTTGCCCCTGGCGGCATCGGTACCACGCAGCTGGACGCCTCGGGCGTGACGCCTGGTGTGTACGGCGACGGCTCGAATGTGCCCCAGGTCACCGTGGACGCCACGGGCCGCGTGACGGCCGCGACTTCGGTCCCACTGTCGATTTCTGGCTATGTGCCCACCACCCGCCAAGTGATCGCGGGTGATGGCCTGACCGGCGGCGGCGCGTTGTCCTCGAACGTCACGCTTGCGGTGAATTACGGCGGCACGCCCCTGGCTGGCTCCGGATCCGGATCGGCAGGCACGGCGCTGACTCTGTCGCGCTCTGACCACCGTCACCCAGCGGTTGACCTGGCCGACCAGACCCAGATCGACGGCATCTTGCCGATCGACCAAGGCGGAACCGGCCGAAGCCTCACGATGCAGCCTGGCGCTGTCATTTGGTCCGGCGCGGACGGCTTGTATGTTGGCACAGCGGGTGTGAGTGGCCAGGTGCTGGTGTCTGGCGGCACCGGCGCGCCCACCTGGGGCTCGACGCTGATTTTGGCCCCCGTGGCGGCCAATTCGTTCTTTGCGGGCCCAACCGCCGGTGGCGTGGCCGACCCGGTGTTCCGGACGATGGTGAACGCCGACCTGCCAAACTCTGGCGTGGTGGCCAACACCTACGGCTCGGGCACGCAGGTGCCTGTGCTGGTGGTCAACAGCAAGGGTGTGGTGACCAGCGCCAGCGCAGTGGATGTGACGCCCGCGTGGGCCAATATCACCGGCACACCGACCACGATTGCGGGCTACGGCATCACGGACGGCGTGACGCTGACCGGCTCGCAGGCGCTCACAAACAAGACCATCGACGCGTCGCTGAACACGCTGTCGAATATCCCGAATGCGGCACTGAGCTTCTCGTCGGTCACGATCAACGGCAGCGCGGTGTCGCTGGGCGGCTCGATCACGGTGACGGCCACGGCATCTCAGGCGCTTACGATCGGCACCGGCCTGTCGGGCACGTCCTACAACGGCTCCACGGCGGTCACGATTGCAATCGACAGCACGGTTGCGACGTTGTCTGGTTTGCAGACGCTGACCAATAAAACCATCAGCGGCGCGAACAATACGCTGTCTAATATTGGCAACTCGTCGCTTACCAACTCGTCGGTGACGTTCAACGGCGTGACTGTGGCGCTGGGCGCTTCTGGAACCATCACAGCGGCGTCTCCCAACGCTCTGACTGCTGGCAGCTACCTGACGTCAACTGGAACCTACGACGGCTCCGTGGCGCGCACGTTTGCGGTGGACGCCACAGATGCCAACACGGCCTCCAAGGTCGTGGCGCGTGACGCATCAGGGAACTTCAGCGCGGGCACCATCACCGCCTCTCTGTCGGGCAACGCCAGCACGGCGACGTCTGCGACGACCGCCACCAACCTGGCGGGCGGCACCACCGGCTCGCTGCCGTACCAGTCCGCATCCGGCACCACCGCCATGCTGGCGCTTGGCACGTTGAATTACGTGCTCACGGCAGGCGCGGCAGGCCCGCAGTATGTTGCGCAGTCAACGCTCACCGCAGGCAAGGCCACAAACCTGGACGGCGGCGCTGCGTCCCAGATCCCGTATCAGACCGGCGCAGGCGCGACCGGGTTCATTGCCAACGGCACGGCGGGCCAGGTGCTCACGTCGGCTGGCGCAGGCACACCAGTGTGGTCGGGTATCTCCGGCGGCACGTTTTAATTTTTGAGAGGAACAGATCATGGCCCAGAGTGGATTTACTCCCATCCAGCTGTATTTCAGCACCACCGCGTCCGCCGCCCCTTCCGCTGGCAACCTGGCCAACGGTGAGCTGGCGCTGAACATCACCGACGGTAAGCTGTTCTACAAGGACAACGGCGGTGTGGTGCAGGTGCTGGCCACTAAGGCTGGCGCGTCCGGCGACGTCGTCGGCCCCGGCAGCTCAACGGACAACGCGCTGGTGCGCTTTGACTCGACCACCGGCAAGTTGGTGCAAAACTCGGTGGGCATCCTGGACGACTCTGGGAACCTGACCGGTATCGCCGCGCTCACGACCTCCGGCGCTCTGACCCTCAACGGCGGCACAACCAACGGCGTGGCCTACCTCAACGGCTCCAAAGTCCTGACCACTGGGTCTGCGCTGACGTTTGATGGGACGAATTCATTTTTAGGCATTGGCCCCGGTGTTACTCCCACAAAGAGCCTGACGATTTACAACCCGTCTATTGATACCGAACTTCGCTTGCAAGCCGGAACAAAGAACTTCTATCTATCTCAGCGCAATTCTTCAGGTCAGGTTGACTACATCGTTGTAGATAACGCAGCGCAAACATGGTCAGTTAACAACGCCGAACAAATGCGCCTGACCAGCACAGGTCTGGGTATTGGGACGAGTTCGCCTGCTACGAAGTTGGATGTTTCTGGGTCTGGCGACATAAAAGCCACGGTCCAGACAACGTCATCTGGCTCTGGTGCAAACGTCGGCTTGTCACTCAAGACAGCCTCAAATGGAGAATGGCTTATCCAGACGGGAAACGTTGTTTTTGGCGGGTTGCGCTTTAATAACAGCGGCG